AGCTGTTTCGGCGTTCCGCCAATTGGGTTCGAGTAAGGACCGTTGACTCTGGTTTGCTTGAAATATTTGCAATTTTCCATGCTTCTCTCCATTTGAAAGGGTTTTGAAATGTCCACAAACACGCCCGCGGATGCGCTGGCCCGGCGTAATGCTGAGAGCAAACGCTCCTGACCCTTGCCACCTGAATATTTTGATTGGAGTGCATCATGACGTTAACCCCTGAACAAGCTGCTTTTGTCACGCCTTACATCAAGAGCCAAACCAGTGCGCAGTCGATGGGCGCCATGAGCAACACCACGCGCCGCCAGCTGCAGGACGATGTGCTGGATATTCTGTGTGCGGCGGCCCGCCATGGGGTCGATGCGATGACGGTGAGCCAGATTGCAGATCAGTACCAGCAAAACACGGGGCGCTACAAGCCGCCAAGCAGTTTCAGTTCGGCGGTTGATGCGCTGCGCAGTGCCAAGCGCATTTGTGAGGCAGGACAGCTGCTGTATGTCGGCACGGGCCGAATGCAGGTGGCTTACGCAGTGGTTGCGCAGCAAGCGCGACTGGTGGGGTGATCATGGCTGGTTTGCAAAATCCGTGGTTTCGGTTGTGGGTCGAAATGCCCAATGATCCCAAGTGGCGCACCATTGCCAGGGTATCAAAACAGAATATTCCATCGGTGATCGCGGTGTATCTACATGTGCTGGCGAATGCTTCTGGCGCAGAAGCGCGGGGCAGTTTGCAGAATCTGAGCAGCGAAGACATTGCCAGCTCGCTTGATTTGGACACAGAGCAGGTGGATGCCATCCTGGCCGCCATGCAAGGTCGGGTGCTTGAAGGCGACAAGGTCGGCGGGTGGGAAAAGCGCCAACCGTCGCGCGAGCGTGATGATGACAAGAGTGGTGAGCGCGTCAAGGCGTTACGTGCGTCAAGGCGTGTTGTAACGCCAAACACCGCCATCGTGCAACCATGTAACGCCACTGTAACGCCATGTAACGCCAAAAACAACCTAGAGAAGAGAAGAGAAGAGAAGAATAGAGAAGAAGAGGGGGAGAGCGCGCGGGCGATCAACGCTGTGGCGGTGCAAACCCCATCGGCTGACGCCTCACCCCCCCCATTTTTGCCCGAATACCGCGAATTCATCAAAACCGAACGGCCGGACCTCGATGCAGCCCGCACCTGGCTGAATTTTTGCGAGCATTACGCCCCCGAAAAGCAGTCGGCATCGAACTGGCGCAAGTGGGTGCGCCGTGAAATTCGGGGTGTGCCTGCCGGCGGTGATTCGGTGGCGGCCGGGGTGGCTGACCCCGACTCAAAGTCGTCAATCGAGGCGCTTGGTTTGGCAGTGGGAATGGGTCGGTGGGACCAGCTTGTTGAGCCCTGGGCAGCGTACAAAAACCGGGTTAAAAATGTTGCATTGGAAGTCGAAAAATGACGCAAAAACAACAGCCAGTTGCCAATGATCCGAAGGCTTGGGCACGTGCCATCATCCGGCGCAAAGCCAACGGCCAAAAGGTGAGCTCCGGCGTGTACCGCATGGCCTGCGATGCCCTTGGGTTGGTGGGGTGACCATGCAAGTCAACATCAAGATTGAAGGTTTGGAGAAAGTTCAAAAGCAGTTGCGCATGTTGTCTGACCGGGGGATCAAGGAGGCATCGGCCAAAGCCATCAACGACACAGCCTTTCAAGTCAAGCGCACCATGATCAGCGAGATGAACTCGGTGTTCAACCAGGTGACACCCTACGTCAAGAAAAGTGTGTGGATTGAAATGGCTACACCTGACAAACTGCAAGCCACCATCCTGCCAACCTACTACGGCGGCAAGGGTATTGACCCGCAAAAGATTCTGGTCGCGCAAGAAGCGGGTGGCCCGCGTCGCGACAAACGGGTAGAGGCCGCGTTGCGACGTGTTGGCATCCTTCCTGCTGGCATGCAGACTGTGCTTCCAAAAGACCCATTCCCAGGCAGTGATGATGGGCGTGGCAACTTCCGTGGCGCCTTCATTGTTCAGTTGATCAGCTACTTCCATGGATTCAGAGAGCAAGGTCATCATGCCAACATGACAGACAAGCGAAAGAAAAAGCTGGCCAACATAGGTGTGTCTGCCAATGGCTATAAAACCATCAACGGCTTCATCTATTTCATCGCACGCGGTCAAGACATGAAGGGCGTGCACGACCGCACTGAGCGCACCCTTCATCTGCATCCTGGCATCTGGGCGAAGTCGGGCATTCATGGTTCAACTGTCAAGCCCGTGATGATGTTCACGCGGCCAGGCCGCTACAAACCCCGCTTCAGTATGGAGCGTGTCGCCAAGGTGGCAGACGTGGACAACTACCTGGGCAAGCGCATGCGCTACCGCATCCGCCAGGCAGCCGAGGCCTTGCAGGTATGAAGCACCCCACCCCCGGCATCGGGTCCTCCCAAGCAACCCCAAGCGCGGGTAATTCGCACCGCCCTGTCGGACTGTTTCGTGATGCTCCTAAGGGGGTTGTTCCGTGCTGATTGATCACTCTGCACCAACCACCCAGGCAGTGCTTGGCAGCATCGTCGGAGTGACCCAGCAGGCTATCAGCGCCATGGTGAGCACTGGCGCGCTGCCGCCTTCTGGCACCCTAGGTGAAATGCTGCTGGCGTATTGCGACCGCCTGCGTGAACAGGCTGCCGGGCGGATGGGGTCAGAGGATGGCGGGCTCGACCTGGTGCAGGAGCGTGCCGCCCTGGCGCGAAGCCAGCGCATCAGCCAGGACATGAAGAACGACATTGCGCGCGGTGAGTATGCCCCGGTCGGTTTGCTGGCTGACGTGTTGGGCAGCGCATCCAGCGCCGTGGTGGACAGGTTCGATCAACTCGAGGGCGCCTTGCGCAAGGCCTGCCCCACGCTTCCAGACGATGCCAAGACCACAGTGATGCAGGTGATTGCCTCGGCCCGCAACGAGTGGATCAGGTCCACAGCCAAGCTGGTGAATGAAACCCTGGACACCATGGCCGAGGATGATGACGACGATCTGCTCGACCAGTTGGCCACCGAAGACGCGGCCCAGACAGAATGAAATTCTCCGGTATCCACCCCGCCACCCTGGCCGCAGTCAAAGACGCGGTGCGCACTGGGCTGGAAAGCCTGCGCGCCGAGGTGCCGCAGCGCCTGAGCGACTGGGCCGCTGCCAACTTCAAACTGGCTGGCGAGTCCAGCCACCAAAAGGGCGCCTGGGAGGCATGGTCGTTTCAGCTGGGCCTGCTTGACTTCATGAGCGACGACCGCATTGAAGAGTTGGCCGTGATGAAGTCCAAGCGCGTCGGCTACACCAAGATGGTGACTGCGTTGGTGTGCTACAACATCGCGCACCGCCGCCGCAAGCTGGCCATCTGGCAGCCCACCGACGACGACCGAGACAGCTACGTCAAGAGCGAAATCGACCCCGTGTTTGACGCGGTAGACGCAATCAAGGCCGCCCGCAAAAAGGGCAGCGGCCACGAAGACACCATCAAATACAAACAGTTCCGCGACTGCGCCCTGCACCTGCTGGGGGGCAAAGCGGCGCGCGCCTACCGCCGCATCACCGTGGCCGTGGCCATCCTGGACGAATGGAGCGCGTTTGACCAACAGGTCGAAAAGTCTGGCGACCCCGGCGGCCTTGCCAAAGGCCGGCTGGAAGGCGCACCCTACCCAAAATTCATCGGCGGGTCTACCCCACGCATCAAGGGCCTGGACCACGTTGAGCGCGCCATTGACAACGCCGCCGGGTTTGTGCGCTTTCACATCGACTGCCCGCACTGCGGCGCCGATCACCCCCTGATGTGGGGCGGCAAAGACAAGGCGCACGGCTTCAAGTGGGATGATGCCAATCCCGACACCGTGCGCCATGTGTGCCCGCACTGCCACGCCAGCATCACCCAGGCCGACTATCTCAAAGGGGGTCAACCCCTGAGCGGCGCCTGGGTGTGCCAAAAAACAGGCCTGCGCTACGGCCCCGACCGCGTTTGGCGCACCCCCGAAGGCATGCCTGCCAACCCGCCCGCCACTCTTGGTGCCCATGTGTGGGCTGCCTACAGTCCGCAGCGCAGCTGGGCCAGCATCGTCAAGGAGTTTCTGGAGGCTGTGGCCGCCCTGGCCAAAGGTGATGTAGGCCCCATGCAACTGTTCGTCAACGAAACCCTGGGCGAAACCTGGGAGCTGCAAGGCGAGCGCAGCGACGAACACGTCCTGCAAGCCCGCGCCGAACCCTACGACCTGTGCACCGTGCCGGTGGGCGGCCTGGTACTCACCTGCGGCATCGACATCCAGCGCAACCGCTGGGAGCTGGCGGTGTGGGCGTGGGGCAGGGGCCTTGAGTCGTGGGTGGTGGACCACCACATCATCGACGGCAACCCCAGCAGCGACGAAGACTGGGAAAACGTTACCAGCTACCTGCAGCGCCGCTACCCTCAAGCCTGGCACGCGGGCAGCCTGGGCTTGAGCGCCATCACCATCGACTCAAGCGACCAGACCCACGCCGTCTACAACTGGGTTCGCCGCAACACCCACACACTGCCATGCCTGCGCGCCATCAAAGGCAGCAGCGAAGAGCAAAAGCCCATCCTTGGCCCCAGCAGCAGCCAGCAGGTGAACTGGCGCGGCCAAAAATGGCCCAACGGCATCAAGCTGTGGAGCATTGGTGTTGA